GTTCATATGGAGTTCCGAATCGTGGCACGTTAAGGTGGGTGCTGTAAAGCACACCAACCAAAACTGGGTCACGAATTATGATGGAATCCAGACTGTAGCTACTACAATGAAGTACTACCACCGTGAGCCGCTCGACGCAAGCGTCCAGCCTGTGTCGAGTGGGAGGTTTGGAAAAAAGCAGGCACTCCTTGCGGGTGCCCTGCTCCACCAATTGGTGGCGAACCTTAAGCGATCACGTAAGTGATCACCTAGGTCCTCGGACCTATTGTTAGTGCAAATCATATCCATATGAACAATGATCTGACCATCAACGCCATCCCGTTCGTGCTGCAGTACTCGGATAAAACCGGGTCGCTGCGGCGCAACGTCAGCCGGGGGATTAATCTCCCGACTGATCTGCGCATCTCGCACACTGATGCGGTCGAGTCCTCAACTAAGTTGAAGACTCGCCGTTCCATGGTGCGGTTCGATCGGCATGTCGAGCTCTCCTCGGGCGTTATTGCCCCGGTGAGTCTCTACGTTGTGGCCGTGGTTCCGCAGGACAGCGCGGTTACTTCTGACGATACGAGCGCCTTGGCGTTCCATCTTCAGAATTTCCTCTACGCTGCCGGTGGAAACACTAGTGGCCTTGACCTCATTGACAATGTTATTGATTCCAAGGAGCAGTAAGCTCTAGGAGTCAGTTTCTTAGTCTTTGTGTCAAGGAGTTCATATGGGCTGACTAAAGCCTACGTTAGACAAAGTTAGATATATATCCAACAATGAAAAAAGTAAGCATTAAGAAGTTCATCTCGCGATGCGCTTCCCAGTTCTGCCTATGTGAATATATTCACATTGGTACCCTGTTACGACGGAAATCCTCTCGCTTCTTTAGCTCTCTCACGAGAGACAAGGGAGTGAAGACGATCGTTCTGCAGTTCATGCAGGAAGATCGTTGTGGGGATCTCCTTAGTTATGAGGTCCTTGTGAACTACACTAAACTGCCAACACACTACATGATCACGTCGTACTCCGTGTCTGCATTATTGCAGCGCGGGCCTCGCGGGTCTGAAAAGACCTGGGAGTGTGCCGACGAGATGGATCGTGTGCTTGCAGTCCACATCGCAAATCAGGCTCATGAACATCGTTCATAAGGAACTGTTATTGATATGGTTTCGGAGCCTGCTAGTAGACATACGTGAAGAGACAGGGGTGCCAATAGGCGCTCCCGACTGTATAACGTATGAGTGGTGCTTTATTGAAGCCCCACTACTAGAGAAGCAGGTCTTGGCATATATCGAAGGCACTAGGGCTGAAAACCCTATATTGCCAGAGTGGTTAATTCCACTCTGGGTCAAGTTCCTCTCTACAAAGGAGGCACTGTACCTTCGAGCACTAAGACAGCTGCTCTTGTTTTGCTACAAGGTCGAGCATGAACCAACGACGGAACAACTCAAAGCGGCGCAAGCCGAATTTGAGAATACGGATGATAGTATTGCTACTTGGGATACTGCTTTTAACAGCAGCCTCTCAGGAATGCAAGTCCTGTCAACCGCTCGTCAATACATTAGTTCGATTGTTAGTCGAATTAATTGGCCTGACATACTACCA